TTACCCCCCTCCTCAAAATCATATTTTAGATCATCGCCACTTTTTACTGTTTTGTTATATATCCCTTTTCCATCGGACTTGTCGACTCCAGCAGGCCCATCGCCAAGCAGTTCCCTGTCTCTCCCTTCTTTCTCACCCACATCTCCAAGGGATCTAATGAACTTATGTAAGACCGATCCAGTAGTCCCAAGAGAAGAGCCAAACCGCTGAAAGGATGTTATTCTGCCCTTCATGCTGTTGTAATCAAAACCCCACGATATCCGTTTACGCAGGCAGGCATAACTATCGGAACAGAAAACGAGCTTTGAATGACTGGATATGTGAGATTGTGTCCAAACTTGGGGAACGGCCTCGCCTTTTTAACAAGACCAAGGAAGTGACGAACCTTTGTTTGTTGTGCCAGTTCTAATTCTGGTTCAAATAAAGTTTTCGGCACATTATACCCCTTGATCTCTGCTGATGTAATTGCCGCATCACTTACATCACATTCAATATAGACGTAAGTAGTATCTCCCTGCGTGGGCTGCTCCTCGTCCAACCCCTCCACTACTATTGGGGAACCATAAATAAATGATTCTTTTGGGCCAACGAAATACTTCTGCATCATGCCGTTAGAGAATTTTCCAGGCCTAATCTGGAAGAAGGCGTGCCACGCGAAAAACCTTGCATTCAGTAAACCCTCACCAAAAAATCTAGCGGCTGTCCCGACAACATGGCCGTACCCAGACGCTGGGCTAACCCCTAGAGGGCCAAGGGATTTGGGTTTGCTCATCCTCAACTAATCCGCCAAGGATCCTATTCAGCAACCTCCTCTATCACTATGCGTCGCATCCACTAACAAATCTCTTCCGTTCTCGCTCTGAATGTTTTGTCTTGTCTAATGAGCGAAAATAATACTCTGGCGCAAGCCGAGAAAACCCCTCAAACAACGGGTGCAGAACCACAAGTTACTGCACGGACGGAAACTGGTGTGGCGACACTTGATGAGCGTGCTTATCACGAACTCGTTCAAGGCTTAAAGGAAACGGCGGAACCCGCCCCGACTCCAGAGGCTCCCAAGGAAGAGCCTACGGCTGAACAAGCCCCTGCGGTCGAGGAAGCTCCAGTCGAACCCAAGGCCGAAGACGAGACTCCAGAGGCAGAAGCCGAACTCCCCGAAAGGGTGCGTATCGGAAGCTGGTCGGAGAATGAACGCAAGGCTCTCAAGATTCGGGCTAGGAATCCAGACCTCACCCTTGAACAGGCTATGGCTATGGTCAAAGGAGAGGCGGAACCCGCCAAGGCACAAGAGGAGCAGTTTGTTGCTCCCGCCGACATCGAAACCAAGATCGACGAAGTAGCGCAGGCGAAAGCCGCCGCTTTTAAGAATCTTGAATTCGACAAGGTTGCCGAGCTTGAAGTCGAAATGCTGAAACTGAACAAAGAACTTCGGAAGTCTGAAAGAATGGCTACCGAACGCGAATCTGTTCAGCAGACGCAACGTGCCAAGGGAATTGAAGAAGCAAAGGCTCGTGCCGTGGAGTTTTATCCCGATGCGGGCAAAGCCGATTCAGCCCTTGTTAAGAAGATGAATGAGATCTTCGACACAATGGTCGATACAGGGAATCCCCTCGTAAAAGACCCTTCGATGCCCTTCAAGCTGACACAAATGGCCGCTAATGAGCTTGGGATTGCACCTCGCAACCCTAGTGCAAAAGCACCCTCGCCAAGTGTCGCCCGCAAGGCTCCGTCAATTCAACCAGCGAGCGGTAACGCCCGCACAACTCCACAAGCCCCGCTTAATGCTAGAGATTTAGCCGACAAACTGGACGACCTAGAGGCGTATCAGCTCTTGATGGCAAAGCTTTAGGGCGAGGCTTACAAACAAAATAGGAGGATAATAAGATGCCTAATCTTTTAATCCCAACAAACAACACGACGAGCGATATCTCGTCACAAGCTTCCAATTTTCTACCCGAACTTTGGAAGAAAGGGGTTCAACTCTCGGAAGCCGCTGAGAATTTCTTTCAGCAGTTCGAGGGACCCACAGAAAGCTACCCAGTCATGTCAGTCCGTGACTTGAGCAAGGGGGCGGGGACGAAAATCACGTTCCGCACCATGTCTCAGCTCTACGGCGAAGGCGTGCAGGGTGAAACCTTAATCCAAGACAACACGGAAGACTTCCGAGTCGGATCTTATAATCTGACTGTGGATTTCTTGCGTCACGCTGTCTCTTACAATCGTCGGCTCGAGGAGAAAACTGCTCTCGCCTCCGAATTGAAGAGCAATGTGCCTGTGATGCTCGGTAACTGGCTCGGACGGATGAAAACCGAACGACTCCAGAAGCTGTTCCTCCACAGGGGTACTGCGAAAAACTACTACCAGGCTAACGGAAAGGCCTCGATCAATGCGCTGTCGCATACCGATACCCTCTCCTATGACGGCTTAATCGCCGCTGGTCAGCAACTCCGCACTCGTGGGGCTCGCCCTGCGACCATCGGCCAAGTTGGCAAGAACAAGATCCAGAAGTTCGTTATCGTTTCCACAGGCGAAGGCTTGCTTTCCCTTAAGAGCGAATCGAAATATCTGGCCGCCTTGAACGCCGCCGCCGCCGCTGAAGGTGAAGGTGCGAAGCAGTTCACTGGTGGATACGTCGATCTCGATGGTCACGTCATCCGTCAGTTTGACCCTGCCGACCACGATGGTTTCGGTGCGATCGGATCTCCGATCAATGCCAAAGCCAGCTTGGGCGTCGCCATCACCTCAGCTGGTGTCTTGGCCGCAAGCGCGACTTCCTTCACCCTCAAGGGTGGTGGATCTGCTACCGCCGCCGCCAAAACCGCTCCGAAGTACTTCAAGTTCTTCAGCGGGTACACCTATCCGACTGGTCTCGACCAGAGCGAAACCGCCATTAACTTCTCGAATCCTACTGGCACAGCCAGCGGGACGAGCTACACGGCTGGATACGTTCTGATCCTGTCGAGCGGTAAGTACGGCTTGTACAAATACACCACCAACGACGGAAACACGCTGAACATCACCAAGGCATTGGTTCCTTCCGACGCAACTATCGGCGCAAGTAACACCCTTGCAGTCAAAAAGGCTACGGCCACGACTGGATGGGATGCGTCCGAAGCCACCCTCAATGCAAACGCATTTGCTGATTCAAAGATCACCAACGCACACGCAGTTGGGGATTTGATTATCGAGTGTAACTCGTCGGGCGTACCGATTGGGCGCACGATGGTTCTCGGAGCTATGGCCGCAGTTCGCGGTTACGGATCCTTGGACGGCGAGCGTTCCGAAGAGACGTTTGATGGCGAGTTCATTCGCAAGACCTACATCACGAGCATCTTTGGGCAAAGCCCTTATGTCCGTGTTGACGGCGAACAACCCAACTACCTCGTACTGAACCACGCTGTTCGTTACGCAGGCTTGGTGTTGCCCGTGGACAACTTGACCTAAGTCTATTGGAGAGCGGGGTCGGGGGGAAACCCTCGGCCCCGCCTTTCCTTTTATGAAGCTCCTCATCACAATTACTGGTTCTTCTCGATACAACCCAGCCATCAGACTCTCTGGTGGATCTGGTCGGTACTACACTTTTATCTGGAACAACGAATTTAATGCCCATGTCTGGAATCGAGGCGTTATTAGCCAAGATGATTCCTCATCGGTGGATGATATTTTCGCTACTAAAGATGCTTTTTACAGGCCAGCGGTTAAAATTGTTAAAGAAGATGAGAGGCCTGTTGATAAAACCCCTGCCCCTGTTGCAAAGACTAGGAGGCCTCGCAAGGCGGTGGCTGTATGAACGTCACCCAAGCCATAGATGCAATTTATGAAGTGTTCGGCATACCAAATAATGCGTCTGCCCCCGAAATCATGCGAAGGCGGATATTCAACGACCTTAATTCGGCATTGCAACTCATCTGGTCAAAAGGGCATAGGCTTTTGGATTACTACACTCGTCAGACGATTACTGCGACCATCACGGCCAACTCAAATAATGTTGTCCTCAGTGACTCGGTGTCGGCGGTTCTAGGGCCTGTAAAGCGTGTTTCTGATAATGTTGGCCTTCGCCCGATCCGCACAAGGGGCGAGTACGATTCATTTGCCTCCATCTATGCTGGATCTCTTACAGCTCTTACTGGTGCACCACCTCAAGCCTATTTTGCAGATCAAGAACGGCCTACCCCAGACTCAGCCGACTCAACAAAGATCACGATGTTTGTAGTGCCATCACCAACCACAAACACATCTCTCTCGATAGAGGTTTCGCTCAAAGCCCCAGCTTTCACTACTGCCGACTACGCAAGCTCCACAGCGATCCCGATACCGCATAACTATGCTGAGACCCTTCTGTTGCCTATCGCTCGCTACTTATCTAGCAGTTCCCTGTTCTTTGCCGATAAATCCAAACAGAGAGAGCCTTTGCTAAAGGCTGAGTATGACAGGGCATTGAAAACCCTAGAGGAGGCCAAATGACATCATTACAGCTCGCCCAAAGGGTCATTTCATTCACTAATCTTCCGAGTGATCCAATCTCTATACCAGCCGATCTGGCCGCAACTCTGATCGGTGCGATCAATGCTGGGTTTGCGAAATACTACTTTTCAGCTCCTTCTGGCCGTAAGACAACTCCTGTCACATCGTTCCAGCTTGCCCCTGTAAGCGTGTCCGTTGGCCTTACCCAAGGATCTAGGAATGTGACAGGCCTTACCCTGTCCTCTGATACTGACAGGATCGGCGATACGCTTGAGATCGGTGACCGCAAGTGTCCTCTTGGTATTGGATCTACCCTTCGGGATCCGTGGTCTTTGGCTACTGGGACATATACTGGTCTGCTTTATGACGATGCGATCCCCTTGTGGGCTCCAATCCGTCGCATTGAAGGATCTGTAATCTGGGACGAAGACCATCGCCTAACCTTTCTTTCTGAAGCTCCAGTACGCCAAGACACACTCACTTACTACAGGCAGAGTGGCCTTCCAGCGTATTATACCGCCGAATACCTCGGAGACACTATTGGCGGCGGGGCCAGGGCTTTGGTTCGGGTTATCCCCTTGCCTACAAAGGCTTCTTCGATCCGTTTCTCAGCATCGTTAGAGCCACAGCAGTTGGTACTTTCAGATCTCCAAACCTCTATCGTAATCTACACCCCAAGCTCTGATATCGAGGCTTTTTTGATTCCGATCATTGTTGGGGAACTGGCGACAACTTCCCTGCTTAAACCAGAGCTAGACAAAAACCTTATCGTAAAGAAGGCGTCGGAGTCCTTGGCCTTCTTGAAGTCGTACCACGAGCCTATAAGCGGTGCGATGAACAAGATGATGACTCCTGTGGGGTTCTAGTATGGCTCTTGTCGTACCACTTGCCTCTTCTGCCAGCGTCATCGAAAATATCCTCTTCAAGGTGCGGAGAGGGATTGCGTTGTCTCGGAATGCTTCACAGGCAAATCCAAACACAGGGGTAATGGTGGATCTCCCAGAAAAGATTGATTTTGAGATGACCCTTTTGAAATCTCACCAGAGCTTAACAAACAGCAGAGTTCTGGATAGCCTTGACGAAGTTATATCAAGCGAAGTTTCTGGGGATAGCGATTCAGAGACTTCTTACTCCATAGAAGAGAATGCCGATAGCACTAGATCAAGTTCGGCTGAGACTGACGACAGTAAGGCTGGAGATACTTCAAAAGGAAATGGCAGAGGAAATGGATTTGAAAAAGGATTTTCCGAAGGACAAGACAAAGGCAACGGGCAAGGCAAAGGCCAAGGCAATGGAGAAAGCAAAGGAGAAGGCAAGGGGCAAGGTAGAGGCAACGGGCAAGGTAAAGGCAACGGGCAAGGTAAAGGCAACGGGCAAGGTAAAGGCCAAGGCAAGGGCAACGGGGGAGAGAAAGGCAACGGGCAAGGCAAAGGCCACGGTCAAGGTAAAGGCAACGGGGGAGGGAAAGGCAACGGACAAGGCAAAGGCAACGGACAAGGTAAAGGCAACGAACAGGGGAAAGGCAACGGACAGGGTAATGGAAACGGCAAGGGCAATGGAAACGGCAAGGGCAATGGAAACGGCGACGAAGAGCGATGCACATACCAAGACCACAAAGCCAATAGGGAATATGACAAATTCGACACCGACACGGGGGACATAACTGGAATCTCTCTCTAATAAGGAGCATTTATGGGATATCAATTAGTAGACACAAAGAACGACTCGATTGCCAATAATTCGGCGAGCGTATCGAATAGCTCGTCTAATAGCAGTTCTTCGAGCAATTCAAATAGCTCGAGTAGTTCCAGTTCCAGGAGCAACTCCAGCTCGAACAGCTCGTCAAACTCGCAATCTAATTCAAACTCCAGCAGTACGTCTAACTCTAAATCTTCGTCTAATTCTCAGAGCAATTCAAGATCTTCATCTAGCTCCCAGAGTAACTCAAGCTCGTCGTCTAACTCTCAAAGCAACTCAAGCTCAAGGTCCCAAAGTAACTCGAGCTCTCAAAGCAATTCAAGTTCCAGCTCTAAATCTTCGTCGCAATCCAATAGCAGTTCGACCTCTCAGTCTTCTTCAAGCTCCACGAGTTCGTCAAGTTCACGCTCTAACAGCAATTCGACCTCCAGCTCCACCTCGTCGTCATCCTCAAGAAGCTCCAGCAGTTCTACTTCTTCAAGTGGAAGCAAAAGCAGTTCAAGTAGTACTTCTACCTCCAGAAGCTCTAATACCAGTAGCAGTCGCTCTACGTCTGGGCAGACAACCAAGACGGAGACGCAAAAGGATGACGTAGGGTGCGTCATAAGGTTTAGCGTCCCAATCGTTGTCCAGTATCCAGGAGATGTCACATGAGCCGATCCGAGCATCGTGAATTTATGTCCGAGAGGATGGCGAGGATGGAGGAGCGTATGATCTCCATGTCCAACGATGTATCCGAAATGAAGGCGGTTATGGAGAAAAGCTTCGCGAGCTTCGGGGATCTAGCCAACAGAGTTTCGGCACTTGAGGGCTTTAAGAAGTTCTTCATTTTAGTCGCATCGGCTTTGGGAACTATTGTTGGGCTTGCTGTAGAGGCGGCGATGAATTGGAGGAGTAGATGACAATCGTTGATCTTGCCGATCTCGATACGTTTATTCGCGACTCTCTGTTTGAGGTTAGAAGAGGGATTGCCAACTCACGAAATGCAACACAGGCAAACCCCTTAAATGGGGTGATGGTCGATCTTCCAGAAAAGATAGATTTCGAGGTAATGGTGGTTTCTGGCTACCAATCCTTAAAAAGAGTCTCCTCGATAATCGAGAGCACTAAGGAGAGCTTACATGGATCTGGTTCTGCAGGGTCTCTCGAGCGAGCAAGGGGAGGATCTAAGGATGGAGAGTCTTCCTCCTCAAGTTCGAAAAGTTCGGAACAATCTGAGTCAAAAGAAACCTCAGAATCTTCGGACAGCTCTTCGTTGGCGGAGTCTGACGCTACGGCCAAAGCCGAGTCTTCAGCTGACGCGCAAGCCACAAGTTCCAGCGATAGCGACTCTGATTCTTCCTCTGAAAGTGAGAGCAAGTCTGAGGGTTCCTCGGAAAGCGAGGCTCAGTCAGACTCCAAAGCGGAGGCAGACTCCAAGGCAGACTCAAATGCGGAGGCGGATGCCGATTCAGACTCCAAAGCGGAGGCAGATGCTGACGCAAATGCTGACGCCAGAGCCGAGGCATCGGCAGATGCTGACGCTAGGGCAAATGCAGAAGCAGATGCTGATGCTGATGCGGAAGCCAAGGCTGATGCGGACGCAAAAGCTACATCGGAAAAAAGCAACAGCAGACAAATTGAGGTTCACAAAGAGGCTAACGACAGGGCTTCTAAGACATTTGACGAAGAAGAAGGCGAATGGGGCGGGCAAGGCCAGCTTTCAACGCCAGCATTACCAGGAGGTAAGGCGTGCAACTGCTAATTCTTTTGGCCGTTTTCTTTTGCGGGTGTTCAACACCTAGGCAGTCGGCTGACTTTTCTGTGGCGGAAGCTCGTATCGACGAGGCTATTGCTGTCGCCAACCCAGAAGCCAAGAAGCATCTAGTCGTAGCTAAAGCCCAACTAGAAAGTGCCGTACAGGCCTGTAAGCAGACCTCTGTGGATCTAGACGAGGCGGTCAAAGAAAAGAACGAGGCAATCAA